AAAGAAGGCTTTGATTAATTTGTCTATTACCTCAAACATCTACTTCTTTCTTTCTATCTCCATATAACTCTTGCCATTCTCTTGTGTTATCTACCACCAGCCTAACAACCTACCATTACCTGTAATAATCATCATACAAGTAACTATGTGTAATACAAACCAAGGCGTTCTCATCAATAGGTGTACATGATCATCTTTCTTATCATCATCATATGCACGACTACCCATCGCTTTACACCAATACCTCCACAGTCTATTCATGATTTACTACCAATCATTACTAATACTGATATAAAGAAAAATGCAAATACCAACAATATCGTATAATCTTTTCTTGGTGGTTCTACCTTGACTTCTTTATGTGGTAAGTAATCCCTATCCCATGCATCTCGTCTTGTATCTCTTTTATTGTTCATTAGTTCATCTCTGTTGTTTGATAAGTTCTCTTGCAGCTGATATCACTCTATTGGGATACTTGATATCATACCCAGTTCCTGCCTTGAGTGATTCAAGGTTTACCAGAGGTTTATGCCAATGTGTGAGTGTATCCCATTTCTCTACAATACTATTGCACATATGGTCAAACTCCGTATCTTCTATTAAGGATTCGTTCTCCTTATAGTATGCATATGAATACATCAGATAATATGGTATCAGCATATTTGGATTGTCGTTATATATCATACCCAACCCATTGACAGTCTTACGTCATATGGAACTCGTTCTATTGTGTATGGTGGATCAAATGTTGTGATGATCTCTACGTCATCTATTGTCTTTACTTTCAATACAGCCTCTTTGATGTTGTTTATGATTTCATCTGCGAATGGACAAAATGCACTTGTTAATGTGTGTGTAAGAATTAACTTTGATGGATAACCAGACCAATCCAGATCATATATCAACCCTAAATCCCATATTGAAATACCTGGCATCTCTGGATCGTAGACCCTTCTTAGTTCATATACAAGTTCTCCGTAAGGTATTACTTTACTCTTATCGTAATCATCATAGGTTTTCGGTGATGTTGTCATCTGGTCTTCCTCTCATCATAGCTCGTTGAGTTCTCATGTCATTAGTATTTACCACAGTAAGATACACGATTCCACAAATAAGATAGAATTTCAGAAAGAATCTAAACATCTTGTGTTCTTGGTAGATAGACTTCTACATACGAATCACATCTAGGACATGAAAGATTTGTTACAATCATGTATTCTTCGTTTTCTTCTTCTATGTCGTGATCTCCACCCCATATCAGTTCTTCGTCACAATGCCAGCACTTCATATTATTTATTTTCCCATTGTTCACACATTGACCTTAGAGCTACACCGACCATTCCCTCATAACATTCTTCACTTTCAGAATATGTGTAGATTTCATCAATCTGTTCTTGAGTGAGATCATCAATAGATTCTACACTAAAATATTCTAGAACGTCTGTTTCTGCCCATTCGTAACACAAACTCTCTATTTGATCTTGCAACTTATGTTGCTTTATTACTTCAAACGTCATACTATTCTCCTAACTTATAGTTTAAATTAAATGCAAGTGAACGTCTTTCACCTGGCCCTTGAAATGGATATACTGTATGTAGTAATGTTGATGGAAACATTAGGAGTTTTCCTACTTCTGGTTTAACCAGATAACTCCCAGCAGACAACATACTATGATCTACTGTTGAATTTATAAACTCAATGTAGCCATCAATGTTTTTCTTCCCAGTATATCCTCTGGGTTTAAAGTCTGGTACTTTTAGATATAACACAGACGATATGTTACAGTTACTATGATAATGTGCTGGATTGTATTCATTTTCTTTCTGATTAACTATCCAACCAGACTTAAATTCTATGTTAATCTTATATTTCTCTGGATCATATATGAAATGATGGTTCTGGTTAAGAATTGTGTCTACATACTGTTTACCTATGTCATTGAATATCTGTCTTATACCAATGGAGTCCATTTCTTCATTAGTAAGTTCTGGTTCATCTTTTATTACACCAGCAAGTCTACCATCCATGTTTATCTTATTCTGTTGGTTGTCTCCCAAGTCATTGATACGTTGTATAATATGTTCTGGTAAGATCATACTTAATATCCTAGGCCCAAATGGACTTAATACATCACTAGTTAATTCTAATTCACTCATACTTTAAAGTCCTCTGTTGATAAACTCTTTAGATTTTCTCTCATAAACGTGTTACTACCAAAATCTGTTTTGTCAAATACTGCCTGATCTTGTCCACTATCCACCAAATCTTGTTGTTCCTTATTTTCAACATCATATAGTCGCATTTTTGACCTATCTATACCAAGTATAAATCGTTTGTTCACAGTTGGATCATTATATCGGTTCTTTAACTGTTTTACTGCGATTTGATTGAGTGCTTCCATTTCTTCGTTTGAGATAAGTGCAAACATGAAGTCAGCAGTCGCTGGTAATCCAAATGATTCAGATGTATCCTCAAGTCCTAAGTCTGATGAAGTGAATCCACTTCTTGTTGTTTGTGTTGCAGACATGATAGGCACATCTGACTCAACTGCAAGACCTCTTAGTTCCTCTGCAATAGATTTGATATAAGTGTAAGAATTAACATTTGCAGCTCCTTTAAGTCTACTAGATGCACAGATGTTTAGATAGTCAATGAATATTATATCTGGTTTGAATGACTTCTTGATTGCAAGTTCCTTAATCAGTCCACGAAAGTGTGCAGAGTGAGCAGATGCAGTAGGATATTCTTTAATGATAAGTTTACCCTCAGTTTTCTTCATAAGTTTTGTAATCTTATCCTCAAACATATTCTTAGGTAGATCGTGTAAGTCTTCCATAGATACGTTCATTAGGTTTGCATCTATACGTTCTGCAATACGTTCTTCTGCCATCTCAAGTGTAATGTATAACACATTCTTACCTTGAGATATACAAGATGCAGCCATGTGACACATAAACAATGATTTACCAACACCAGTTCCAGCAAGTGCAATATTAAGAGTCTTATTTGGTAATCCACCTTTAGTTATCGTGTTAAAGAACTCAAGATCAAATGGAACACGTTCTTCTACTCTATGATAGAAATCAAATCGTTTATCTGCATCATCAAAGTAATCGTGACCAACTGCATTATCAAATGATACTGCAAGTGCATCTGTAAGAATACTTGGTATTGCATCTGCACCACGATTCTTGTCCTTACCATCAATGATTGATATACCCTCAACGATTGCATTGTATATAGCTTTGTCCTTACAGAACTTCTCAGTCGTGTCTACTAACCACTCCATATCGACATCTGTTGAATCAAGTGTCTGAATGATCTCTACAATCTTTGTGTGTTGATCTTGTGTTAAGTCTTTTCTTGATTCAATTTCAATTTCAAGAGATGTCTTTGTAGGCATTCTCTTATACTTATCTACAAAGCTCTCTATTTCTTCAAAAACAACTCGTTCTTCCTTTACATCAAAATAGTCTGATTTGATGAAAGGTAATACTTTTCTGCAATACTCCTCATTAGATACAAGGTTACTGAGTGTTGTCCGTTCTATAGTTTGATTCAATTGATCCATCCTCTGATTGTGCTATAATAATATGTAATAATATATTCTCTATTAGTTTAAAAAAGTCATCTCCAAAATTCTCTTTTGGAATCCCATTATTCTCTATGATATCATACTTAAACGAAAAAGGCAAGTCTTTTTTACCTTTCATTTCACTTTCGTTCATAATTTCTTCTGGAATTGAAACAGCACCATACTTGTACACTACTCCATGAAAATCTGTTTCAGAGGTAAGGCCAATACAAGTCTGATCTGGGTGTGCATCACTATTTAGAAACACAAACTTTTTTGTAATTGGATCATTAAGTATTGATTGAGTTGATGGTAGTTTGGATTCATCAACTGTATTATCAATTGTTTCTCCTAGATGATTTAGTAATTTAGACATAGTGTAAGTAACTCCCTATTATGTATTTTGGTTTATCGATTGGTGGTTCTCCAGCATGAAGCCATGGCCACATAGGTGGGAACATAAGTAGTGAACCTTTGACACAATTACTACCAAGATTTAATTGTGGAAATGATGTTTGACCATCACTATTATTATCTAAGTATAGAAAGAACACTAAGAATCTTCTTGCCGTTTTGTAATCTGTAACATCTACATGAGGACTAAAGAACTCCTCACCATTAGGTTGATATCGTTTTATTCTTATTGATTCATATCCATTTTTCAATGGCCATTGATTTTCTATGATGTTACAATCTTCTTTATACTTATCTACATATGATGGAAATATACTCATAAGATAATCTGATTCTTCTTCCCAACCAGATTCTTCC